CATTTCTTGCTGTTGTTCCATATCAGCTTCAATTTGTTCGTCGAGTTCTTCAATTTCTTCGTCAGTCTGTTTAAGAATTTTCTTTCTGACGTAGTAATTAGAATAATAACGACCAATCATGTCACCCATTGATTGAACTAAATTAACTCTATTTTGAAACATTTCATTATCTTTTAATTCTGTAAAATATGAATCTTTGGCAAAATCAAATTTAATACTATGCTTTAACAATTCCCAATCTTCAATTGTAATTACACCCTTGAGAACTAATTGCTTTTCTAGAATTTTTAAAAATACAAGATTGAATTTTGTTCTTAAACGTTCAATGAATTTACCAAAACGAAGTTCTTCTCTGGTAATTTCAGATGGCGCACCCATAGAGAACATGTTATTCTTATCTAAACGATTAAGAGGAACATGCAAAGAACCATAAAGTTTTTCTTTAAAATAGTTTACGTCTTCCATTTCACCTAAATTTTGACCAGCAGGAAGCGTAGATACTTCAGTACCACGACCACCTTCACGGCGAGGAAGCCAATAGTCTTCAAGCATTGTCATGAATTTACGATCATCACGTAACTCACCAGTATTGGCGTCATAGATCAAACGATTTTTATGCTTAACCATGATATCACGAACATATTGCTCTGCCTTCATCTTAGGAAGATTGCCAACATCAATGTACCACAGGCGACGTTCAGGAGCACGTGAGATGCGATAGATTACTACAGCGTCCTCTAGCGTCCTCAACTGATTAAGGGGCTTGATGGCCTTGTGTAAGAAGGATAGGACCATCGTACCGTTAGTATCAGTTAGTCCTGATGTAACATGCACAATAGAGTCCTTGGCAATTTTTAATCCAGTGGTTGATGGACCAACGATTTTATTGCCTACATTAAATCCCTTGTCGTTAAACAGATAATATTCATTTTCAGTCTTGGTGATAACAGCAGAACCCGATGTTACATCCACACCTCTGGTTCTTCTCTTAGAGACTTCACGAATCTTTCTGATTTTACGAGGATCAATATATCTTAATTCTTTAATTCCCTCTTGGGGATTTTTGATGTCGATAACAACATGATAGTACAATCTACCATCGATATACCAACGTCTGAATGTATCATATCCATGTGTATTAAATCCGATGATATTTAAAATATTATCAAATTCTGATTGGATTGATTTCTTAACTTTATCTGGAAGATTGATACCATCCAACATAATACGTACAATCTTTTCTTCATCAAACGAAATAGAATGATTTACAATTTCGTCAATTGCAGTATCAATTTCTGGATGAAGAGACATTTCACGATATTTGGTGACAAGCTCTGCTTCTGTTCTTACAGTACCGTCTAAATCGACATAGGTACCATACGATCCAGAAGCAGAGACAACCAGCGCCCCATCGTCTTCCTCTTTTGGAGTAAACGAAGGAGCAACTGGCTCATCTTTTTCTTTACGCTTAAATTCAAATCCAAATAATTCAGCCATTATATTTTATTCTTTCAATTATTAATTATTTAGGATCAAGTTCTGGGTTATATCTATTTGGATTAGTCGAACCAACAGCAACTTCTGGTACCCAATAATCGTATGCAAAGCGAACATCAAATTCTTCGATTGTATTATTACGATCCCAATCAAGAGTGATTGCAGAAATTTGAGTTGGGAATGCACCAACGAATTTATATTTTCTGATAATACCGTCATCATCACCGGGACCAGACTTACCAAATTGTTCTACAGTAAGATCAACTTTATAACCACCACCAGCAGCAGCAGGATCAAGTCTATTGGAAATTAAAGTGTTCATTGCATTTGACCATTCTTCAAATGCATTACGTAGACCAAAATCTTCGTCATTTAGAACAGTTATTGTCCAATCATCAAATGTTCTGTCACCAGATAATTTGATTTTTCTACCAAAATATGAAACATCAATTTCACCAATAGTAGATGCAGGAAGTGCAGCAGCTTTAATTAGATAACTAGCTTCTCTTTGAGGTATTCTTCCAGTAACAAAATCTGGAAATGTCATTTTTACTCTGAATAGGGAGGGTCTAGCACCACCGAGTGCTAGACCTTGAGATTTGAATGAGTCGATATTAAAAGCCATTAGTTTGTCTCCTTTGTTTACTTGTATTTATTAGAACTTGCCAACGACTTCTGAGAATGATACACCAGTTCTAACAGCAACAAAGTTAAGTTGAATGAAGTTGATTGAACGTGCTGGCTTAATATAGATATCACCAACGAATTCATTTCTGTCAATTACTTCAGGTGTATTATTCAGACTATCACAAACAACCAAGAAGTCAGTAACACCACGACGACCTTGAACATCACGAAGATAAGGAGTCACAAGATTTTTAAACTGTGATCTGGTGAAATCATCGTTGAATTCGAACATAGTAAACTTAGAAGCTGTTGCAATTGCCTTTTCAAGAACAATGAACAGACGACGAACGTTAATACGGTCGAATGCAGATGGTTTAGCAAGAAGAGTTTTGTCACCAAATAAAACAGTACCTTGACCGGGGAATGCAACAACAGGGTTACAACCAGCCTTATAAAGTGTGTCTCTTTCAGCCTTACGTGGATTGAATGCAAGTTTAATTACATTCTTAATATTACCACGGTTGAAACCAGCAGGAGACCACCAAGGATCGTTTGTATTGTCAGTACGTACACAAAGACCAGCAACGTCACCATTTAGAGGAACCCAACGATATACGTCATTATAACGGTCATACATGTATTTATAACCTGAATCTAGAACACCATATGATGAGCTTCTTAGGCTATTTCTAAATGTAACAATTGAGTCTGCTTCGTTACCGATGTTGTTAACAACATTACCTTTCTGAGGCGAAATGAATACTACGCAATCCTTACGTGATTCACCAAGATTGTCGATAAGATAGTTACCAAGCTGGAAGCTGTTTGATTTACCACTTAGAACAAGTGAGATATCAACATCTTCTGCTGACTTGAACATGTCATATGCAGTAGTAATGATTCCTAGTGGAATATTAGTTTCATCTGCACCATCACGACCAAGTGCTAGAGGAATAGATGCTACATCAAGAGTTGAATTAGTTAGATTTTCGGCTGTTGCAGAAGTTGCACCAGAGATATCATTTACTGCATAAACATACATGGAAGCGTCATTAATTACTGTTCTCCAGTAATTTGCAGCACCATCTACAGTCTTGGCGTTAGTAGCACGTGATAATGAACGATATACTTCAAGAACAGAACCGGGTGAACCAGTGAACTTACCACCATTGTCAACTACGACAACGTGCATTTCATCTGAATTTACTGCATTGTTACCGAAACCAATCTGATAGTCCGAAAGACCTACAGTTGCATCGACAAGATCGAAAAATTCCCAGTATCTTGTTAGTGTAGTATTTGCAGTATACGTAGTAGAAAGCTTGAACTTATCTTCAAGACCGATAGTTACAGTCGAATGAGTCGCATTTGCAACAGCATTAGAAATAGAAGTAACAGTCATGAACTGAGTACCAATTTCTGTATTGCCAACTTCAAGACGATCTGTTACATTAACAAGATCAGCAAGAATAGTGAGTTTAGCATTTGCAGCGGCACCAGCAGTTACAGTTATCTTAGAAAGAGTATGACCTGTTTCTGATGTTGCAGATGCAGAGATATCTACAGCAGAACCATTCAAAGTTGTTGAAAGGCTTAGACCAGTAGTTGAGTTAGCTGAAACAGCATAATAAGTTGTGCCATTAGAAAGACCACTGATTGCAGTGTTACCAGCAGCTACGATGTATGTGATAGCATCACCGTTGCTGAATCCATGGTTTGCTGAAGTAGTGATAACTTCAGTAGTACCATTAACACCAGTGTTGGCGTTGAATGTAGTGTTTGAATACGAAGCAACACCAGCAATTGTGAGAGTTGCATTATTAGAATTAGTAACTACTGAGAACGTTGCGGAATTAGAAGCAAGATCAATGTCACTTGAGAAACCAGATGCATTAGCGCAAACGGAAATTCTTAATGAGTTACCAAGTTCACCGGGGCAACGTGCAATAAAACTAACGTCTGTATCGAAAGTACCATCCTTAGCAGTGAAATCGTCTTCATTCTTTACAATCTGTGCTACTAAGTTTGCAACAGCACCAGTATTACCTACGGCTGTAAATACAGTGTTGGTAATTAACTGAATAGTTTGTGAAGTTTTCTTGATTAGTGTATGACCAGATTCAGTTACACCAGCAGTGATATTGATGGCAGTACCATTAAGACCATTAGAAAGGCTTAGACCAGTAGTTGAGTTAGCCGAAACAACATAATAAGTTGCGCCATTAGCAAGACCACTGATTGCAGTGTTACCAGTTCCTACAGTATACAATACTAAATCACCATTAGCAAACCCATGGCTTGTTGAAGTAGTAATAACTTCAGTAGTATTAGCAACACCAGTGTTCGCATTAAATGCAATAGCTGAACCTGTATTAGCAGAAGTAGCTAATACGGCAGATGCTGTTGTTAATGTGAATGCAGTGCTATTAGTGATACCAGAAATAGTACCAGATACGATAACACTATTGTTGGTTGAACTAATGACAGTCATACCAGCAGATAGTGTGGATGTGTTACCAGAAGCCAATCTAACAGTTGCATTAGCTGCATTAAAATATGCATCAACAAATGGAGTTGAACCAGTAGTATTAGCAGCACGTGAAACATAAAGTCTGTTTCCGTAGCCTAAGAATGATGCAGCAGTAAACCATGTTTCTGGATTGAGATTGGTAGGCTTACCGAATCTTGAGGCAAGGATATTTTCGTTGTCTACAAGAACTCTCTGAGAAATTGGACCCCAACGGAATACACCAGCCAACGCACCTTCTGTGGTGGATACGGCAGGAACAATTGTTGTTAGGTCGATTTCTGAAACATTTACACCGGGACTAACTTGGAATGGCATGGATATCTCCTATTATGAGGAATAAAAAACTCGTTTCGAATCTATTTTATTTATAAAATAACACATCTTAATCAGCATTAATCCATCTGTCGCCAGAAGAATCAATTGTTATGCCTTCATCAAATCCATTATCCATAAATCCAAACGGAGTTAATTCTTCAAAAAGTTCGTCTTCGGATTTGTCTCTCAACTTCATAATTGTATTTATATCTACAATATGCCTAAAATAGTTTTGGTCTGATAACCATGCAAACAAGACCATACACATAACCAAGTCATCATGATTACCATTTTCTGCTTCATAAGAATTGTTTTTTCTGGAGAATGTGTTAAGTTCTGATATAGTACTGTGATCATGAATAATTAATTGATTTTGTTCAATAAGAAGTTTTAACATTGAACAACCAATTGATTTAACATTTTTAGTTGTGCGAATACCACGATCAACTGAACTTTTAAATCCACCAGAAATTGATTTACCTAAACGACCATTGTTTTCTGTATAAAGAATATGTTCGTATTCAAATTCATAATGTAAAGCATCAGCAACCTGACCACCAATATCATTAATTTCAATCAAAACAGATGCATCATTATACATTCTAACGATGGTGTGAATAATAGATGCATAGTCCGCAGGAGTTGTCATATTATCTCTGAACGTACATACTTGTTCATATGGCATTTGAGTCACATCGATAATTTGAAATGCTGAATAATCTAAACCTTTGCCTCTTGAAACGTCAACAACACAAGCATAAATTTTATTTGGTAATGGACGAACATATTGTTTGACTCCATTATGTTCGTGTAATGGATTGATGTGCATTAGTTCTTTTAATTTCCAACCAGCGATGAGTGTGCCAGACGACCCAAGAAATTCTACACAATATTCCTGATCGAATTTCTCTTGATCATTACCCATGGATGCAAGAGTGTCTTTTCTCCATTTTTCATTACGACCGGGAACTGCTGACCACATAACTTTTATAGGATTATACCCATTGGTCCCTCGTTCTGCGTCTGCCCATAATTTATGAAAATGGTTAAGTCCATTCGGAGTAGAAACCAGAACAACCTTGGTCGATGTACCAGATGAAATGGTAGGATAAACTGAGGTGAAGAATTCATCCCAATTTTCGATGAAGGCTGCTTCGTCAATGAATAGTAAATTGATGGCGTAACCACGAATAGCATCAGAAGACGTTGCGGTGGCTATTACACGGGAGTTATTTTCTAAGACGAATGACCCCTTGTTCCACTCAACCACGCCCTGCTGAAGCCACTTAGGAAGATGCTGGTATGCTAACTGAATCTTGGATAGAATTTCTCTAGCAGTATCGCCTTTGTTGGCGAGCAATGCGACTGTTTTTTCTGGGTGAAATATGATATACCATAAAATACCAGCAGAAATAGCCGTAGTCTTACCAGCCTGACGAGCCGTCGCCACGATAGTGAAACGATTCTCTGCCAGAGATAACAACATTTCTTTTTGATATTTGTAAAGTTTGATAGGAATAAGACCTCTATCAACGTTAACAATTTGGATATATTTTTCAGCAAAATAAATTGGGTCCCGTGAACATTTTAAATATTCTTGAACTAAATCAGGAGACCATTCAATCGATTGATTTGAACGTTTAAGGAGCGAATTGCCATTATATCCACTTTTAATATCAACCATTTGTTTTGTTTAACTCTTGAATGACTTTTTGAAGTTCTGCGGTTGATCCGACAAAAAGATTATTATTAATTGTCTTTCCACGTTCGTTTTGTGGAGTATCTATGTCTTTCAATGCTCTGATAGATTTTTGCAATTCAAGCAAATCTTTATTAGCATCAACAATTGTTTTAATTAGTGTTGACATAACTTCAAATGCTCGTGGGTGTTGTGATGTATCTGCAATCTGTGATAATTTATTCAACGATTCGGTTGCTGTTTCAATAACAGAATATAGATTACTTCTGGCATATTCAAAGTCTTTGGCAGCAGAATCATCATGTGATGTAATTTTTAAATCATTAATTACAGATGTTGTTGATAGTGGTAACATGTTGAATGCATCACCAATAGGATCATTATTTGAATTATTCATTTTTTACTCGTTTATAATATTATCAATATTTATGATAAATCCAAAATCATCACTTGCTTCAATTTCAGCTAAAGAAATAGATTCTTCTAACTTAGAAGTTGGTGTACCATTAGCAGTTAATCCGGGTCTCACTGTAACTCGTTCAATTGGCGCAGTGTTGCCAACTGCATTTTGTAATTGTCCATCTGGAACTGTTGGTACATAGAAATTAGTGTTGGCAAATTTAATGATACCAGTTTTCTTAATAGGTCCATAGATATAACCTTTAAGAGTGAACTCTAATGTCCAAATCAATGCACGTCGTTTGTCAAAATTACCATCATACGAATCTTCGATTGATATATCATCAAGAATTACAGGGATATCCATAACGATATCCATTTCTGGAATCAAACGAACAGTAGTAGTCCAATCTGGTGTAAAGAATGGTAAAATTTGTTCAATAATTTTAGTTCCATCTTCAGCATTTTTGACATATACATGTAATCTAAATCTGATATTATAAGGAACTGGATTGTATTGATATTTTAATTTGTTAATATCTATAGAGTCTTTGACAACTGATCTACCAACAGTATGAAGTTTTCTGGCAGTATCATATGTCATATCAACCATTTCGAATGACATACGAGGAAGGAGAGCGGCAAATGGTCGATCAATGTCAGGGTCGGATTCGAAACGAACCAACATTTTTTCCTTTGGCGCATATGACAAAGGAACTTTTAATAAATCAACCAGATTGCCTTCACCGTCTTCACGAGTGATATGAATATCGTTGAAAAGTGTGCCAAAAAGAATCACATATTTTCTGATTGTAGAAAAGTACCACGTATGACCGAACAAATTAATAACTCCTTATGAGTATTTAGTAACGACCTGATTCACTGAAAGGATCATATTCTGTGAAATCTAAGAAATCATCAGATTCATTTTGAATTAAATCATTATCTGCTGTTGGGTCGATTGTTTGAATATCATACTTTTCATTGACAATATAATTATTATCTTCATCTATTAGATACAAACCATTTTCATCTTTGATGCCATAATCAAGAGCATCTAATGAATATTTCTTTTGTAATGAGTCAATTGATTCGATGCCAGTATTAAATGTTTCACCAGAATATTCAAATAGTTCACAAGTTAATTCATATGTCTGAAGAGCACCAAACTGATAGAAATATGGTTTGTTGTTTACAAATTTAATCTGAAAACATTTATTGTTTAATGGAAAATAAATTAAATCGCCTTCACGAGGACGATGAAGTGTTATAGGCTCGTATGTATCAATGTCTTCATTGAATACCCTCTGAGCAATTGTAAATGTAACTTGTTCACGAATTTCAAGACCAAATTTGGACATGAAGTTACCGTCACCAGTAAACCCGTCAACTGAATTGATGTACATTTCTACTTCATAAGAAGTGTCAAAATATGCAGTTGGGTCTGTGCCATATAGTTGATCAATATTATCCATACGTCTAGGAATGTAAAATACATCATGACCATAGATACGAATCGATTCGATAATAAGATTTTCGAATAGAGATTGTTCTTGTGAAGATTGAAAATTATTGAAATAAAAATTGGTAGCCATTATGCAAAACCTCCTTGTGTCAATAATTTTTTGCTTAAGTCATTGATATTGTTGAACATTTAGCCAATCATATCTGTAATCGGAAGTGAATAAGATGAGATCATTTCTTTTTCAAGTTTTGTAATTTCTTCTTCAGCTTCATCATAAATTCGTTGACCATTAAACTTAAGACCACCGGGAAGTGTCATACCTTCAAATTTTTTCATATTG